CTTCGGTTATCAAGAAAGGTTCGCCGAGTACCGATACAAACCATCAGCAATAACCGGACAATTCCGGTCAAACGTCACAACACCACTCGACACCTGGCACTTGGCCCAGGACTTCAGCGCCCTGCCAACATTGGGCGCAACATTCATAGTCGAGAACCCACCCGTGGATCGCGTTATCGCGGTTAACACGGAACCCCACTTTCTATTCGATAGCTACTTCAATTTCCGGTGCGCTAGGCCGATGCCTGTATACAGCGTACCCGGACTAATTGATCACTTCTAAGAAGGAGAAATCCTATGGGATTTTGGTCAAGCGCCGGAGGCGCAATTATTGGCGCCGGGGCTTCATTCCTCGGAGCCAAAAAACAAAACAAAGCGAACCGGGCGATCGCCCGGGAGCAAATGGCGTTTCAAGAACGCATGTCCAGCACCGCCTATCAACGATCAATGGCGGACATGAAGAAAGCTGGACTAAATCCAATCCTCGCGTATAAGCAAGGTGGGGCTTCGGCCCCGGGCGGTGCAGGGATCCCGGCTGTTGATGAAATAGGACCGGGCGTAAGCTCGGCCATTCAATCAGCCAACGCCACCGCTGACATCAAACAAAAAGCTCAAACGCTAAAACTGACCTGGGAGCAAACCGACCTTGCGAATAAAAATCGCATGTTAGTCGGAAATCAGGCTATGAAGGAACACGCACTAGCCAATTCAGCACGCGCCCAGGCTCGTATCGATTACGAAAGGTCTACACTCATGACCGACTGGCTACGATCTAAGGAAGGCAAAGCCTTCTGGAAAGCCAATATAATCGGTACGTCGATCAATCCATTAACCAATTCAATGTCACACTTAAGGAGGTAGCTATGCATAGCGCTTACCACCCACACGACCGAGTCCAGCTTGACCCAGGTCCTGGTCGAACAAAGCAATCATTCGCAGAGGAAAGCAATATCAACGTCATCATGAAAAAATACGAAAAAACGGGCTTGCTTGATCATCTCAACACACATGAAGGCAACTACGGAAACTTCATCGGCTACGCCGACTATCACTCGTCAATGAACGCGATCCGCGAGGCCGGAGAGGCGTTCATGACCATCCCCGCCGGCGTACGTGCCAAATTTGGCAACGACCCGGCTCTATTCCTCGAATTCGTTCAAAACCCCGACAATAAGGAGGAAATGATAAAAATGGGCCTCGCTAGGCCAACAAAGCAGCCCGTACAGGAGGCAAACGCGGAGTTCGTGCTAACTCCCAACCCTGTCGAAATAGCGGCTCCTGAAGCTCCAGCGCCTCAGGAATAAGCCATGCCAAGCCGCTTCTTGGTCGCCCTTGAGGGCGACCGCAAAACAGTACTTCACTAGATGTAACTGTTCGGACTGACACCAAAACAACAAAACAGAAGGAAAAAACAATGCGTAGACCCCATAAAATCCAGAAGAAAAAATCCCGCCGGACGTTCAAAAAATATGCCAAAAAGGTCAATCCAAAAAATCGACCTACCAAGGTCATGCGTGGCGGTATTCGCCTCTAGATCATGACTTGTTATACACCCATGTATGGGTGGAGGTCGAAAAATATCAATCAAAGCGGGAAGCGTCCGATTACCTTTAATAGGTTGGACGCTTTCACCGACCTATCTATAACTGTCCCTTGCGGGCAATGCACTGGATGCCGCCTCGAAAGATCGAGGCAATGGGCAATCAGATGCACACATGAGGCAACACAACATGAGGAAAATAGTTTTATCACTCTTACTTATAATGATGATTACTTACCTCATAACAATAGCCTCGTACTAAAACACTTCCAAAATTTCATGAAGCGTCTAAGAAAGTCGCTACAACACCGCATACGTTACTATCATTGCGGAGAATATGGGGAAATACATGGCAGACCTCATTATCACGCCTGTATCTTTGGACACTCTTTCCCGGATAAAAACCCGTGGAAATTATCAAACGACGAAATGCTTTATCGTTCCTCAGCACTCGAAACTCTGTGGCCCTATGGCTACAGTTCCATTGGCGCTGTTACTTTCAAATCAGCGGCATATGTCGCTCGATACATTCTTAAGAAAGTTACAGGCAAAAACGCTCGAGACCACTATACATCTGTTGACCCTGACACAGGAGAAATCACCGAAAGAACACCAGAGTACACAACAATGTCTCGTCGCCCTGGGATTGGATCAAGATGGTATCTAAAATTCCAATCTGACGTATACCCGTCTGACGAAGTCATTATGAACGGGAAAAAAATGAGACCGCCAAAGTACTATGACGGTCTCTACGAAATCCAAGAACCGGACCTCTATAAGAAAATAAAAAGAGGACGTAAAAAACAAGCCGCACTGCATCCTGAGGATCAGACACCAGAAAGGCTAAAAGTAAGGTGTCAAGTCCAAAACTCACAAATCAAACTACTACCCAGAAAGGTTGAATGAAATGCTTCATAGCATATTCTCAATATACGACAGTAAGATCGAGGCATATTTGCCTCCGTTCTTCATGCAAACGAAAGCAGCATCTATCCGAGCAATAACGGATACTATGCAAGATCAACAACACCCGTTCTCTAAACACCCAGAAGACTATACATTGTTCTTCCTGGGAACATACGACGACAATAATTCAAAGTTCGACATCGAAATTACACCGCAATCCTTGGCGGTGATGATCGAACTAATTGAACAATCAACACTCAAGCTCGTAGAAAGGGAAAGCCAGTGAAACAACCATCTGTAATGAGCCACAACTTCAGTCAGGTACCATCCGCTGAAATTCCAAGGTCATCCTTTGACCGCTCACACGGCTGCAAAACAACATTCGACGCCGGTTTCCTCGTCCCCGTATTCGTGGACGAAGCTCTACCCGGCGATACCTTTAACCTCAAGATGACGGCATTCGCCCGTCTCGCTACACCACTCCATCCATTCATGGACAACCTTTATCTGGATACGTTCTTCTTCTCCGTACCCTTACGAATAGTATGGGACAACTGGGAAAAATTCAACGGAGAGCAAACGGACCCGGGAGACAGTACATCGTTCGTCATCCCGCAAATCGTGCCAACACCAGCGGGCGGCGGATACCAAGCCGACACGCTGTTCGACTATTTCGGTTTACCTACCGAAGTCGAAGACATCACCAACTCAGCCCTATACTCAAGGGCATATAATCTCATTTATAACGAATGGTTCCGCGACGAAAATCTACAAGACAGTGTCGTCGTCGATACTGACGACGGACCCGATCTAGAAGCGGACTACGTTCTACTACGTCGAGGCAAGCGCCACGACTACTTCACATCTGCGCTGCCATGGCCCCAAAAGGGCACAGCAGTCGCATTACCGCTTGGAACAAAAGCGCCGGTCACCGGCATCGGTAAACAAACTCAGGTCTACACGACCACTAATCTCTCCGTCTACGAAGCAGGCGGAACCGGATCGGTCACATACACCGACCGCATAAAAATCGACGGCGCAGCGGACGACGATAAAGTCGCAGTCGAGGAAGACCCAGACAACACGGGCTTCCCAAATATATTCGCGGACTTAACAAATGCTACAGCCGCGACAATCAACCAACTCCGCGAGGCGTTTCAAATCCAAAAGCTCTATGAGCGAGACGCTCGCGGCGGTACTCGCTACACCGAAATCATAAGGGCGCACTTCGGCGTCACATCTGATGACGCTAGGCTCCAACGACCAGAATATTTAGGAGGAGGAACATCGCCCGTTAACGTTTCCCCAATACCTCAAACCAGCGAAGCTGGAACTACTGCTCAAGGCAATCTTGCCGCAATGGGCGTTAGCACAATCAATAACAATGGCTTCACCAAATCCTTCACAGAGCATTGCGTCGTCATAGGATTGGTATCAGCCAGAGCAGACCTCAATTACCAACAAGGCATGAACCGCCAGTGGTCACGCTCTACTAGATGGGACTTCTACTGGCCTGCCCTCTCTCACATTGGGGAACAATCAATACTCAACCAAGAAATCTACACGGCGGGACTTGCCGCCGGAACCGATGCGCTAGTCTTCGGTTATCAAGAAAGGTTCGCCGAGTACCGATACAAACCATCAGCAATAACCGGACAATTCCGGTCAAACGTCACAACACCACTCGACACCTGGCACTTGGCCCAGGACTTCAGCGCCCTGCCAACATTGGGCGCAACATT